ATGATAATTCAGGTTGTAAGTGGTTAATATACTACCTGTTTCATTACAACTCATGAATGGCATACTTACGAATTTGATTTTACCTATATAAATAGCACATTCACTTTTGTCAAATCTTGGGCTTAGGTAAATTGATGATTCTTTCAAGCCTGGGTTAATAAATAAGTCATCAAAGAAAACAAACGGAAGTGCATTTGTTTCAGTTTCTAGTTGCTTTAACACTTGATTTGATAATGTATACAATTTATGTGATCGAGAATCAAGATTTAGAGTTTCAATAAAATGAATGAGTATATCTCTAGGTATTAACTCAAAAGTAGCGCTATCTTCTTGATAGATAGACTTTATAAATTGATTCTTACTCATCCCTGTTAATAAATGTTTTGCTAATTGATAACCACAATATAATGCATTAATATTTTTTGTTGTTGTAGCTAATATTATGTATTCTTTATCATTGAAATTAAACTTATAAGCTTTAAATTTTTGTGTTAAGTATATAAAGTCAACGTACTCATTGATTGATCTATGGATTTGTTTCTTCCCGTATTTATGCATGTAAAAAGATTTACTTTTCATATATTTATCTAACATTTCTAAGTCATTAAACCATAAGAGTCTCAAAAAAAGTAGTATCCTAACATCAAAGTCATTACCACCATTATGGGTTATGATATCTATTGTATTTCTATCTAGTATCTCTAATATTGTAGTCCCATCTAGTTTTGATATACTATTTTCAAGGAATTGGATGTAGTCATCAACTGGTTTATTCATATAACCACATATCAAATAAAATGCAATTGCACAATCATTTAAAATAAGAATATCAGTGCTTTTTGAAAATGTCCATTCTCTGGCATATAATAATTCCTTAGTCTTAGGATGATGAACAACAAAACCTGTACCATGTCTTTGTAATCTTAATTTAAATGTTGGAAATGTTCCATGTTCGAACCATGATGCTATAAATGGTTCTAAACTTCCTCTTGTCATACTAAATCCCAGAGTTATATTATTTCTTACTCGTTGTGTCTGCAGTTCTCTGAAAATTGATAATATATTGTTGTACCTAATATTATTAATATCATTTTTGTCAATATTGAAATATTGTAAAACTTTATTTTTGTCTGTTTCCATGGCAAATATACTAATAGGCGTTATTTGTTCTTGTTGGTATGATTCATAATCAAATGTGTATAATAATACATGTTCAATTTTATTTACTGTTTGTAGGTATTTTAGTGGCTGCGGTATATATGTGACAGTTGTTCTATGTGTTCGTTCTAATAATAAGTTGTAGCTATATTTTTCTGTTATATTATTAAAAGCTTCCATGTTTGTATCATTTAACATAGCTAAATGAAGTAATTCATCTAACTTGATACTTTCTATGTTATTTTCAAATTTTTCATGTATGACATCTAATATTGTATTATAATCTTTAATACGAAACTTAAGGTATGCACACTCAGAAATTTCTGGTGATAAGTTTCCTAGTGTTATACAATAACCTGAAGACATGTGTGATAATCTTAATAACATTTGTGGTCGTCCTAACTGAATATATGCTAAAGAATAGCTGTCATTATAGTATAGCTGTTGTAACCACTCCATGAATAACTGTGTGGATTTTGGTTTATAAAATAAGAAACAACAGTATTTCTTCCAGTACTGTTCTATATGTTCTTTTGTTAAACCAATACTTTTCCTGATATTTGCTATTCTTCTATTTTGCATTGGAAATGTGTAAATAGGTGTAAATAACTGATTTAATTCTAAATTTATCTCATCTGATAGATATGTTTCGTCATGTACAGCTCTTTGAGTTTGCATGTAGTATAGTGTTTTTATTCTTTTATATATTATATCATGATCAGTTGTTAACTTCTTCATATATTTTAAGATGCGATATAAATTTGGGTCACCCTTTGTAACTAAATAACATAAAGGATTACAGTCTGGTACACCATATAATTCCAATGGTAAATTTTTAGGATTTAAGTTTTCCCATACATCATTTTTCCCATTACCAAGTGAGTAACTTTCAATTAGGTTTAGAGAATGTATCAATTGCTGTGCATAGGCTGAAACAATAGGGCAACCCATCCGTACAGACTCTTTAACTCGTGAGATAATTGATAAAGCATCTTTTTGATAACCCATACATGATAAATTAACTCCTGTTTCTTTTACTTTTTTTATTTGGGGATAAAGCATTTCACCATTGAAACAAAATAATGAAATAAATTCAAGTATATAATTCTGTACATTTGTTTTTTTATCTGAATCATTAATTCCATGTAATTTTTGTGATATTTTGTGATATAGTCTAAACTTATTAAAGGTTTCCATATTACTAACTCTAACAATTAATGCATAGTCATCTGAATGCTCTAAATGGTTTACAACAATGAAATCTGTTGGGTTATATTTTCTAAACATGTAAATTGCATATTCAGTAGCACAAACTGCTTTGACAGATGAAGAGTAATTAAACATCCCCTGTAGGAAGTTTTGTGTGCTTTTAAATGTTGTCCGATTTTCCATATATTTTGTTTTTTCTGTTATAAATTTCACCCTATTCAATAAAACACCAGGTATTGTTATTTCTTTATGACCCCATAGTGATACCACAGCCTTGCAATATTCAGTTAAATCATCCCCTAGGGTGCTTCTCCAACCATCACATAAGGATAAGAATG